CAGTGCACCCCGGCTGACGACAAATTTGGTGTTGTTAGCTGGTACTGCGGTCTAACCCCTACCCAGAGGAAGCTCTATGGTAGTGGAATTTACGACCTAATCCTTGGCAACATGGGAGACCCCCGTAAGTACAGCATGACGATGTTCATCAAATGGGAAAAGTTCTCCAATGTGTCCCCAACGGCACCGAACAAGCGGATAAAGCAACCCCGCGCTGTTTGTCCGTCAAAGGACCCTATTGCCAACTTGGTTTCAGGACCGATTTTCAAGGGCGTGGCGAAATCACTAACTCAGAGCGGCAGGCGATGGCTTAAGGACCATAAGGCACATGGCATTAAGACGAACGACGCCGAACGATCTGAACACGGCATGCCTCACACCAAGATACTGCCACCCCCCGTGCCGCCTTGCATCATAACAAGCGGTATGAACTCCACCGAGGTGGGATCAGTGGTAGGAGCCTGGTTTGATGAAGGATTCGTTTCTGTTGCAGAACTTGACTTCAGCCGCCTCGATAGCACTGAAAACAAACAGTTCGCACGAATCGTTTACATGACACTTGCAATCATAATATACCTAGTCACCCTTCCATTTCATTGGGGTGCAGTTGACCAACTATTCCTGTCCATGTCACACAGACAGATGTACACACCATTTGGCGTGTTTTTGTACATTTGGGCGTTGTGCTCAGGATTCGGAGGTACGTTTCAAATCAACTCGATTGGTGTATTAACAGCAGTGGTTGGCCGGGCATGGGTCAACTTGAGAGCACAGTTAATGATCCAAAACCAAAACGGGCACGTAGGAAAATGCACCGACTACATACGTTTCCTAGGGCTGGGGGACGACTGTCTGTTGGCGTTTAAAAACGTGCCCCCTTCCACAATGGCCATTGTTATACAGCAGACCAATGAAGACCTGGAAAACATGGGGTTGAAGCCAACCCCAGTTCATTCCCAGCTGCCCTCATTTTGCTCCGCTTTAATATGGCCGGTACGCCACAATGGGATAGAAACCTACATCCTAGGGCCAGAGATACTACGACTTATGTCTCGATTTGGGGCTACCTTCAGCCACAACAAACCTGAGTGCACCCGAGCGCAAGGGATGGCCTATTCCAAGGGGAATGTCCTGTCAAACGTTCATTGGCAAGGCATACCAGTCCTCAGAATACTGTACGCGTACTACTCAAAGCTAGACGTCACCGCAGACTATAGCTAGCGTGAACAACACCGAACGTACGATGACGACACCACCGCCGTGTATGAAATCAGCGTTAAAACAATCCATTTCATGGAAACCGCGTACGGTTTAACCCCTGAAATGACGAACCAGCTCGAATGCGAAGTTCACACCGCACTCCTAGCGAGTGAAGGAGGACCGTGCTTGTTTTCCAGCCCCATCGTCCACATAATGGCAGTGCATCTTGAGAAAACTCGGGATTTCAATGTCTTATCAAACTGGATCCCCAAGTAATTGGGGGACACAGTAGGACGCTAAGGCTGGAAAAGGGGGAAAAGCAAAGCAGCATCAGGACTAGCGACCTGACCCCAATCATAGCTGAGAGGTTCAAAGACCTATTAAACAAATCGTGACCAGATTACTAAAGTTTCGACGCACGATGCCTAACAAGTCTAAAACCAAAACCAAAGCACGCCGAAAGCAACCGGCGAAGAAGAAACCGCTACTCAAGAGAGTCCCCAAAGGACAATCTCGTGTGCTGGCCAAACCACCCCAGAAACCCAAGTACAACGTGCTCGGGACTGCGATTGGGGGTATTGCGAAAGCTCTTGACAACAAGTATACGGGTGGCGTCGGCCATAAGATCTTCACCGCTCTGACGGGAAGTGGGGATTACGTAGAAGAAGTCAAGAAGCACGAATACGAGGTTGAAGCCAACACCGTCGTACACCCCACCATGTCACCGGAAATCCCCCGTATCACGGATGACGGCGGCTTGGTCAGGGTGCGACACCGAGAGTTCATCACCAACATCGCAATCAACACCAACGGAGAATCATTTGGTTCTCTCAGGTTGCAGCCCGGGGACGCCAAGACGTTCCCGTGGCTGGCCGCACTTGGCAACAGATTCCAACAGTACAAGGTATTGGGTGCTGTTTTCGAATATGTTACTCTGTGCGGCAATGCCGTTAGCGCCCCAACTCCGGCGCTAGGGCAGATCAACATGGTGGCAACGTATGATGTGGCAAGACAAGTCCCAACAGACCCCGTCGAACGGCTGAACACTTACTTCAGCAACTCCGGGGTCATTAGTGCGGACCTAATGATGGCACTTGAGTGCGAGACGACCGAGCAACCCTGCCAAATTTACAACGTTTATGACGTGGACGGGAAAACCGTTCCCACTGACTTGCGCTGGTACAATTTCGCAAATGTCTCGTATCAAATCCTTGGTGCACCTCCAGCAGAGTCGGGAAACTACATCGCTGGGCAACTTTGGATCACTTATGACGTGCTTCTGATCAAGCCTGTCTACGTCCGAATCCAAAGCTTCGTCCCTCCGATGGACCCTGACCACCCACAGCCGCCTCCCCCATCACCTATTCAGGACTATAAGTCCCAAGAAAAGGAGTTGGAACAGGGGTGCTCTGATGGTCAGTACGTCTCTCTCTGCACCATGTGATGGTTTTGAATCCTCGCTCCCGTGACTCCTCCCCTCAGGTCGAAGAGAGTCACACACCCACG